TAGTAGTAGACTCCGCAAGAAGAAGCAGAAAATCAACAAAAGAGAGACAAAATGGAAGGGTGGTTATTCACCATCCTAGGGGTCTGCTACATTATGACAACTGTGCTACCCAAAACAATTTATGAGTTGAAAATGGAATGTCCGCATACAGTGGGATTAGGTCAAGGCTATATTATAGGTTCTGCAGAGCTGGGCCTTATAGATATAGCAACAGTCCCAGAGATAAAGCTTGAAAGCTCCTGTAATTTTGATTTACATACTACATCATCTACCCAAAAAAGCTTTACACAGCTGGAATGGAGAAAAAAGGCTGAGACAACTGATACAACACAGGCTGCATCAACAACCTTTGAAGCACAAACAAAGACAGTAAACATCAGAGGCACATGCATCCTAGCATCTGATCTATATGACACATTAAAACGAGTTAAGAAAACAGTCCTTTGTTATGATTTGACCTGTAACCAAACACAATGTCAACCAACAGTATACCTCATCACTCCTGTTGGGACATGTATGTCAATCAGAAGTTGTATGGCTAACCTTTTAAGCAATAGAATTCAAATTACATTTGAGAAAACACACTGCGTTACAGGTCAGCTAGTTGAGGGACAATGTTTCAATCCATCCCACTCACTTACTTTATCCCAGCCACCACATACATATGATGTTGTAACACTGCCTACAACTTGTTTTTTTACTGCAAAGAAAGCTGATCAATATAAGATTGTTAAAACCTTTGAAGGAATCATAAGCAAGACTGGCTGTACAGAAAATAGTATCCAAGGGTATTATGTCTGTTTTATTGGAAGCCACTCTGAGCCTTTGATCATCCCCACTCTAGAAGATATAAGATCAGCAGAATTAGCCAGTCGTATGCTGCTCCATCCAAGAGGTGAAGATCATGATCCACTCCAAAATGCCCAGGCAGTTTTAAGGATTGTTGGGCCAATAACAGCAAAAGTTCCTAGCAGTAGTTCAACTGAAACTTTACAAGGCATTGCTTTTGCAGGTGTTCCCATGTATAGTTCTTTCTCAACTCTTGTCCGGAATGCTGATCCTGAATATGTGTTTTCCCCGGGTATTATACCAGAATCAAACCAAAGTGTGTGTGATAAAAAGACACTTCCACTCACATGGACAGGGTACTTGCCAATTTCTGGGGAAATGGAAAAGGTAACAGGTTGCACAGTTTTTTGCACACTTGCAGGGCCTGGAGCAAATTGTGAGGCATACTCTGAAAGTGGGATTTTCAATATCAGTTCACCTACATGCCTTGTCAACAAAGTACAAAGATTTCGGGGTTCAGAACAAAAGATTAACTTTATGTGTCAGCGTATTGACAACAACGTGGTGGTTTACTGTAATGGACAGAAGAAAGTCATCCTAACCAAAACACTTGTTATTGGCCAGTGCATATACACATTTACAAGCTTGTTTTCATTAATGCCTGATGTTGCACATTCCCTTGCTGTTGAGCTATGTGTACCTGGGCTTCATGGCTGGGCTACAATAGCTTTATTGTCAACCTTTTGTTTTGGATGGCTTCTAATCCCTGGCATAACACTAATTGTGCTTAAGATATTAAAAATCCTTACTTATTCTTGCTCACACTATTCAAGTGAATCAAAATTTAAAATGATCCTTGAAAAGGTTAAAGTTGAATATCAGAAAACAATGGGTTCCATGGTTTGTGACATATGTCATCATGAGTGTGAGACTGTTAAAGAGCTTGAGTCACATAAACAGAGCTGTGTTGAAGGTCAATGCCCATACTGTATGACTGTGACAGAGGCAACCCAGAGTGCCCTGCAGGCTCATTTTTCCATCTGTAAATTGACAGGGAGATTTCATGAGGCCTTAAAAAAATCTCTTAAAAAACCTGAGGTGCATAGAGGGTGTTATCGCACACTTGGTGTATTTAGATACCGTAGTAGATGCTATGTAGGCCTTGTGTGGGGTTGCCTTTTAACCATTGAGTTAGTGCTATGGGCAGCAAGTGCTGAGACACCACTTTTAGAACCTGGATGGTCTGACACAGCCCATGGTGTTGGAGAGTTACCACTAAAGACAGATCTAGAGCTAGATTTTTCTCTACCATCATCTTCTTCATACAGTTATAGGAGAAGGCTAACAAATCCTGCAAATAAAGAGGAGTCATTGCCATTTCATTTTCAGATGGAAAAACAGGTTATTCACGCTGAAATACAATCTCTGGGTCATTGGATGGATGCTACATTCAACATCAAAACTGCATTCCATTGTTACGGAGCTTGTAAACAATATTCTTATCCTTGGCAAACAGCAAAATGTTTTTTTGAAAAGGACTATCAGTATGAAACAGGTTGGGGCTGTAACCCCGGAGATTGCCCTGGTGTTGGCACAGGTTGTACTGCCTGTGGGATTTACCTTGATAAGTTAAAATCAGTTGGTAAAGCCTATAAGGTAATATCTTTGAAATATACCAGAAAAGTATGTATCCAGCTAGGCACAGAACAGGTATGTAAACATATCGATGCAAATGACTGTCTAGTTACACCATCAGTTAAAGTTTGTATCATAGGAACAGTATCTAAGATCCAACCGTCTGACACATTGTTGTTCTTAGGGCCCCTAGAGCAAGGTGGTGTTATATTAAAGCAATGGTGCACAACATCATGTACTTTTGGGGATCCTGGTGATATCATGTCTACTACATCAGGGATGAGGTGCCCTGAGCACACTGGGTCCTTCAGAAAGATATGTGGATTTGCAACAACTCCAGTTTGTGAGTATCAAGGTAATACTATTTCAGGATATCAAAGACTCATGGCAACAAAGGACTCATTTCAATCATTCAACCTGACAGATCCACACATAACATCAAGTAAATTGGAATGGATAGATCCAGATGGTAATACCAGAGACCATGTAAATCTAATTTTAAATAGAGATGTGTCCTTTCAAGATTTGAGTGATAACCCATGTAAAGTTGATCTACACACCCAGTCCATTGACGGTGCTTGGGGCTCTGGAGTAGGATTCACCTTAACATGTGTTGTGGGTTTAACTGAATGTCCAAGCTTTATCACTTCCATTAAAGCATGTGACCTTGCAATGTGCTATGGGTCAACTGTTGCTACCCTAGCAAGGGGTTCCAACACAGTTAAAGTTGTTGGTAAAGGTGGACACTCTGGATCTTCATTTAAATGTTGTCATGACTCTGATTGTTCATCTGAGGGATTAATGGCATCTGCACCCCATCTTGAGAGGGTCACAGGGTTCAACCAAATAGACTCGGACAAAGTCTATGATGACGGGGCCCCGCCATGCTCTTTTAAGTGCTGGTTCACTAAGTCTGGTGAGTGGCTCCTTGGAATTTTAAATGGCAATTGGATTGTGATTGCCGTGCTGGTTATCATCCTAATAATTTCAATAATATTATTTAGCTTCTTATGTCCAAGACGGAGTCATAAGAAGAATGTATAATCTATACTAACAGTCTATTATATCCATTTCTAGTATTATTTGTATTTATTAACCTACTAAATCTATTATACCCATATATACAACCACTTATTAAATTTATTAACCCATACTTTGTATTACCCTAACACTTTATAAGTGACAAAAAGCTAATCAAAAAAAACAAGATCTTTATTCCCATATAATTCTATATCTCTTTACCGAGGCTTTTGTTCCTGCGGAGCATACTACTA